CTTTTCTTCACACACGCGCTTATTTAATAAGAGGGGGTCAAATTTTTGAATTTGTCTATATTTGTATAAAAATCAAAATAATGATTGAAAAAATAAAAATATCTGAAATCAAACGCAACCCAAATAATCCCAGAAGCATTAAGGATGATAAGTTTAAAAAGCTTGTTCAATCAATTCAAGACTTTCCACAAATGCTAGAACTTAGGCCCATTATTGTTAATGACGATATGGTCGTACTGGGAGGCAATATGAGATTAAAGGCTTGCAAAGAAGCAGGATTAAAAGAAGTACCAATAATTAAAGCATCAGAATTAACCCCAGAGCAACAGGCCGAGTTCATAGTAAAAGATAATGTTGGATTTGGTGAGTGGGATTTTGATTTATTGTTAAATGCTTACGATTCAACAGAGTTAGAAGCTTGGGGATTGGACCTCCCCGAATTACCAGAAAAAGAACTGGAAGCGGAGGAGGATGGATATGAAATACCAGAAACTATTGAAACGGATATTGTGTTGGGTGATTTGTTTGAGATAGGCGAACACCGATTGTTGTGCGGGGATTCCACGGATAGCGATGCAGTTGCACGATTAATGAATGGTGAAAAGGCGGACATGGTTTTTACTGACCCCCCTTATGGGGTTAATTATTCAGGGGGAGGAAAAAACACTACCAACACTATTGAAAATGATAACCTTTCTTTACAAGAAACGGAAGAGATGGTTTTTGGTGCTTTAACGAATGCTTTTATTTTTTCAAGGGAGGGGGCAACAATATTTGTTTGGCACGCAGATTCAAAACCTGGATTGAGACCTTTATTTGAAAAGGCTTTTTTAGAAAGTGGATGGGGGTTAAGAGCAACAATAATTTGGCAAAAAAAACAAGCATCAATGGGTTACGCTGATTACAGAAGCCAACACGAACCTTGTCTTTATGGGTGGAAAGGAGTAAAAAAAGAGAGGCTTGAAGATAGAACACAAACAACATTGTGGGAAGGTGGCAGAGACCAAAACTATGTTCATCCAACACAAAAACCTTTGTTTTTATGCGAAACAGCAATTAAAAACCACAACCCCAAACTTTTAATTGATTTATTTTTGGGTAGCGGCTCTACAATGGTAGCAGCCCACCAACTCAAACGCAAATGTTATGGCATGGAACTTGACCCAAAATATTGCCAGGTAATCATTGACAGAATGAAAAAGTTGGATACGCAATTAATTATTAAAAAAAACGGAGTTGAAATATGAGAGGCAATAAACCATTACCTACAGCAATTAAAGAATTACGCGGGACATTGGAAAAATCTCGTATCTTAACAAATGAAATGAAAGTGACCATTAACAATGATATCCCACAGGCTCCAGAGGATTTAAACATTGAGGCTAAAAAAATATGGAATTCAGTTTGTCACGAATTAAAAAACAACGGGATACTGGCAAATGTTGACCTAGAGCTTGTTGAGGCTTATTGCGCTGAACTTTCTCAATACAAAGAAGCAGTGAGGCAAATAAAAAAAACAAGTCCGCTAATTAAAAGCCCATCGGGTTACGCAATGGTAAGTCCTTGGCAAACAATCAGAAAGCAATCATTAAAAGCAGCTATGGATTTAGGCCAACTTTTTGGTGTAACCCCAAGCGCTCGCACTAGAATTGGGCATAACGTAAAACCCATAAATAAATTAGAATTATTAAGAAAACCAAAAACCGCATAACATGAAAAAGACAGTTAACAAAGCAACGCACAAAGCCGCCTTTGAAACGGCGCACGTTGAATATCAGGGGCGCGAATACAGGATTGAAAAGCGAGGCCATCAATTTGTGATCACCATGGACCAAGGCAGCGGATTCCGTGAGTGTGGCAAGTTTGGTTTGTGGGATGAGGCGTTTGTGTATCGCAACTTGAAACTCGCGCAGGAATCTTTGGCCATCTTTGAAAGCCAGTGCTTAAAGTTGAAAAGTATATAAGCGACGTACAATCTGGCGAGGTGCCAGTTTGTGAACACGTGCGCAATGCCGTCGATAGATACGTGGCCGATCGTGCAGCGGGTTGGGGATTTTCTGATACCTACGCTTTGCATGCCATTGAATTTATTGAGCAGCTCGAGCATAGCACGGGCGAATATGCGGGCAAGCCGTTTGAGTTGGAACCATGGCAGGCGTTTATAATTTGGAATCTGTTTGGATTTCTGAACGAGGACGGTAGCCGTAGATTTACGCGGGCTTATGTTGAAGTGCCACGCAAAAATGGTAAATCTACATTCAGCAGCGCGATTATGCTTTACGGGCTAATTGCGGATGACGAATCGGCGGCGCAGGTTTACAGCGCGGCCACAAAGTTAGATCAGGCAATGATGGTTTTTGGCGAGTCGGTCAGGGTTTGCCAGAATCTGCCCTGGTTAAATGAAGCGCTCACCGTTAACAATTCTGTAAACAATCGGCGCATACTTTACGGGCAATCGATATACAAACCGCTCGAGTGGAACCCCGGCAAGCAGGACGGACTCAATGCGCACTTTTGTTGCATTGATGAATATCACGCACATCCAAATGATGAGCTTTACAACGTAATCCGCAACTCAATGGGAGCAAGGCGTCAGCCGTTGCTGTTTACAATCACGACGGCGGGCTTCAATCGTGAAGCGCCCTGTTATAAGCACCGACAATATTGCGCAGGTGTGTTGAGTGGCAATATAAAAGATGATGCTTTGTTTTCTGTGATCTATACATTGGATGAGGGCGATGATTGGACGGACCCGGCAGTATGGGCCAAGGCAAACCCTAATTGGGGTATTTCAGTAAACCCGCGCCAACTTGAGCAGGGATTGACTGAGGCCAAGGAGTTTGTGCACAAGGAAGTTGAATTTAAAACCAAACTGCTCAACGTGTGGACCGATACGGCAATGACTTGGATTAGCGACAGCGATTGGAAGGCTTGCGATGGCGCGGATGATTTAGAGGGCGCTTTGTGTTATGGCGGTTTAGATTTGGCAAGCACTGGCGACTTTTGCGCATTTAGTTTGTACTTTCCAGAATATCACGCGATACGATCATGGTATTGGTTGCCAGTCGAGACGGCCTATAAACGCAAGGACGCAGCAGGGCAATCGATTAGACAATGGGCGAGCGATGGGCATATTGAGTTAACAGATGGCAATGTAACTGATTACTCATTTATTAAGGCGCGGGTTATTCAGTTGGCTCAGCAGTACGACATTAAAGACATTGCCTTCGACCGATTCAACTCTTCGCAGTTGGTGATTGAGCTACAAAACGAGGGCTTGCAAATGTTCCCGTTCGGCCAAGGCTTTGTATCAATGTCGGCACCTACCAAAGAATTGGAGCGGTTGACAAAGGATAAACAATTAAGGCACGCGGGCAATCCTGTCACTCGTTGGATGATGGGCAACATAATGCTGCGCACAGATCCCGCGGGTAATATCAAAATAGACAAAGCCAAGTCTGGGGATAAAGTCGACGGGCCTGTGAGCATTGTAATGGCATTGGGCACTTGCATGCAGGATGCCGCAAAAGAAAAAGAATCTGATTTTTGGTTTGTAAGCTTATGAAATTTTTGGACGACTACATGCAGGAATATTACAACAACCTACCGAAATATCGGACCTATGAGGACGCCTACAACGCAACTGAGGAAAAGTATTTCGGCAAGTTTGGAATAAGAAGGTACAAAAACTACGATGTATTCAGGGCAGCGTTGAGCAGGTGGTTGGCCCAGGGGCGTAATAAGTAATTTGTTAACGTGAGTAATTTGGGGCAGTTGTAATTTGCGGGCGATGAATCTAAAATTCTGGCAGCCAAAAAGAGCGGAGAAGCGCAGTAGCTTATCGCAGCCAACTGATTGGCTTGTGAATACTTTACAAAATGTTTTCGGATATCAAACAAAAAGCGGTCAGGCGGTTAATGATCGCACGGCGTTATCTATTGCGTCGGTGCATGCGTGTGTTAGGGTTATTGCAGACGGTATTGCGGGGTTATCTTTAAAACTATATAAAGATGATGGCACCAATCGCGAGCAGGTTGTAATCCATTACGCTACGGCATTGGTAAACGAGCCAAACCCCTACCAAACAAAATACGATTTCACCAAATACATGGTGAGCCATTTGGCGCTGAAGGGTAACGCCTACGCTTTTATCAATCGTGATAGCAGATATTTGGGTATTGAGTTGCACCCAATTGCACCTGATTACGTTCAACCAATCATGCAGGATGGGCAACTGTTCTACAAAGTGAATCGCAAGGGCTTCCCTGGCATGATCCCAGCGGCCGACATGTTGCATTTTAAAGGCTTGTGTGGTGATGATCCGTTGGTGGGTTTATCGCCCATCGTGGTGCACGCCGAAACCTTGGGCATTGATTTGGCAGCAATTAGCCAGAGCGCGGGCGTCTACAAAAATGGAGTATTGAAATTTTTGTTAACATCTGATGCGCAGATTAAACCTGAGCAGGCAGTGCCGTTGAAGAAATCTTTGGATGACGTTATAGACGGGGCAAGCCGCAGCACAGTGTTGCCCAATGGCATTAAGATGGAAAAATTGAGCCTGTCGCCAGAAGAGGCACAGTATTTGGAAACCCGCAAATTTTCGGCCGAGGAAATCGCCCGCATTTTTGGGGTGCCCGCTTCCATGATCGGCGCAAAGGATGGCATCAAGTCCAGCGTTGAACAGGAATACCAAGATTTTTACGCTCGCACTTTGGCAAGTTACGCCATTAACATCGAGCAGGAAATGGCCCGCAAGCTTTTGACAGAAAATGATAAGTTAACCTATTACTTTAAATTTAACTTTAATTCGCTGTTGAGAGCCTCCGCCAATGAGCGCGCTGACTATTATAATAAAGGCATTCGCGGCGGTTGGCTTTCACGTAATGAGGCCCGCATGTTCGAGGACGCAAACGGATTTAATGGAGGCGATGAGTATTTGATCGAATCCAATTTGATGCCATCCAGCAAAATCGATGAATACATGGACGCCAAAATTGCACAACTAATGAGCACCGCCGACAAAAACAACAACCCAGAGGGAACTAATAATACAGAAGTAATCTAATGAAACAAGAAAGGCGCACATTTACGGGCACCGTCCACACCAGGTCAGAAGGCGAAGGCATGCCACAAGAAATAGGCGGCATTGCTGCTGTCATTAATTCCGCTACGGATCTCGGATATTTTGAGGAAGTTATTTTGCCGGGAGCGTTTGACAATGCTCTTTCAAAAGATTACGACATTCGCTGTTTGTTCAACCACGAAGCAGAGTTAATTTTGGGCCGCACAAAGGCAAACACCTGCAAAGTGTTTGTAAATGGCGACGGCAATCTTGAATATACTTGGGTGCCCGATTATGAGAACCCAACACATATGAGTGTTGTGCGTTCTATCATGCGTGGCGATATTACCCAGAGTTCATTTGCGTTCACCATTAAAGAACAAATGTGGAGCGAGTCAGAAAAGTATGGATCTATGGGCAAGCGCACAATTAAGGTCATCGAGGATTTGTATGATGTTAGCCCTGTAACTTATCCAGCTTACGCCGATACCGAAGCCGACGCCCGTAGCATTGTTGCTATGCGTGATCAGGAGCAAGAAATCGAAGAGGCCAAAAGAAGCCAAGCCTCTGCCGATGTTATTAAATTGGCTTTATTGAGATACCAAAACCTTTAAACAAAAAACAAAATCATGAATAAAATTAAAGCATTGAAAGAAGAGCGTGGACGTTTGCTCGGCGAATTGTCTACCTTGCAAACCACAATCGAAAAAGAAGCCAGATCTATGGCTGATTCTGAAACCAATCGCTTGGCTGAAATCGAGGCTCGTTTGGGCGCGATCAAAGCGGAGGTTGAAACCTTGGAAAAGTTGCAAAACTTGGCTGCACAAGCTGCCGGTCATTCTGCAAGTCGTGGTGAGGAAAAAGAAAAAGAAAGCATGGCTAAAGATTACAGCTTTAAGCGTGCAATCAATTTGGCTACCACTGGACGCCGCGAAGGTGTTGAAGGTGAATTTTCTCAAATCGGTGCTGAAGAGTTCCAGCGTTCTGGTGTAAGCGTAAGCGCTCACTCTGTAAAAATCCCTTCTGAAGTTTTCAAACGTGATATGACTGCTACCGGTGGTTCTGCTGGTTCTGAAGGTGGTGTAAACGTTCAAACTTCTGTTGGTTCAATTATCGATGTGTTGTTACCTCGCACCGTATTGCGCGGTTTGGGTGTTCAGCAATTGAGCGGATTGGTTGGTAACTTGGATATGCCAACAGCTTCAACTGTACCTTCTGCAGGTTGGAATACTGAAAACGGTTCAGCTTCTGAAAAGAGCCCTGCATTCAGCAAAATCACTTTCAGCCCTAAGCGTTTGGCCGCTTACATTCAGGTATCAAACCAGTTAATGTTGCAATCTAGCAACTCAATCGACGCTTACGTGCGTAACTGGTTGTTGAATGCAATGGCTCAATCTTTGGAAACTGCTGCTATCAAAGGTGGTGGATCTAACGAGCCTACTGGTATCATTGCCAATAGCAACGTAAACGTAACTTTCGCAGGTGGCGCATCTTCAAACAGTACTAACGCTAACGGAATCGCTCCAGTATGGGCTGACGTTGTTAACTTGATGAAAGCTGTAGAAAACGCTAACGGCGAGGGTGTTGCTTACTTGACTAACCCTAAAGTAAAAGCCGCTTTGCAAACTATCCCACGCCAAGCTTCTGGTGTAGAAGGTAACTTCATTTGGGCTAGCGGTGGCGCCGAGTTGAACGGTTACAATGTAGCCACTTCAACTTTGGTACCTTCTAACTTGTCTAAAGGTAACTCTAGCGCTTTGTCTGCTATGATTTTCGGTGACTTCTCCAAGCTCGCTTTGGCTTCATGGGGCGGCGGCATGGAATTAGTGGTAGATCCTTTCAGTGGAGCTACTGCTGGCTTGACCAACGTTATCCTTAACTCTTACATGGATGTAAACTTGTTGCAGCCTACTGCCTTCGCAGTTTGTAAGGACATCGTAGCCTAATGAATTGACCGCTTGGGGTCATTAAAGTACCAAGTGCCGGGGGTGATCTTGACTGCATCGCCCCTGGGCCAATATGAAAGTGAGATTTACAGCAAACCCTACAGGGCAATTTAATTTAAGTTACAACGTAGGTGAAGAAGTAATAATGGAAACCAAGCAGGCCATGCTCTTAATTGAGGCGGGCGTTGCTGAAGAGATTGCAGTATTGACACCAGCCAAGCCTAGCAAAAAGGCAAAGCCAGTAAACCCTGAAACCGAACTAGACGCCGAATAAAATGTTTGTCAGCCGTAGATATACCGCCTTCGCAAATGCCGCTACTGATTACCTCAGTTTGGCAGATGCAAAAACCCATTTAAGGGTTACAAGTTCCTCGGATGATACTTACATTTCGGGGCTTATCTCTATGGCAATTGATGCCTGCAGTAATTATTTGGGCTACTCGATTCGCAAAGGGACGGCAAAGTATGGGTTTGACTCATTTACAGGGCAGCCCGCGCTCGTGAATCCCGTGAATGGTCTTAATATACCTTCGGGCAATTATCTGCGTTTAAACACGCGTTGTTTGGCTATTAACTCCGTGAGCTATGTGAACGACTCGCAGGCAGTTGTTGCTTTTGATTCTGCCGATTGGTTGGCTTCACCTGATCCGATGGGTGGGTATAGCAGAAATATCTTTTTTGAAAATACGCCATCCTCTATAACGGATGATGTTATTAAATACATTGTTGAAATCTCCGAGGGATTTAATCCTGTCGGCACTTCTTCTGTTGATCCTGACACCATCCTACCCGCCACGATTAAACACGCGGCGCTGCTGTTGGTTGCTCAGTACTACGATAACAGGCAGGCCATCATTGCGGGGAGTATTAACAGCGAAATGAATTTCGGCTTTCACTACCTACTCGATCCGTACAAAATCCAAATCATGATCTAATGAATGCGGGGTTAATGGACGTTTTGGTAAGTCTGCAAAGTTACACCGAAACAATAGATAGCAACACAGGCGAAAAGCTACAAACGTGGACGGAATATGCAACCGCATGGGCGCAGCGTGTTGAGCAGGAAAGTGGTGCCGAGAATGTAAACGCAGACAGGCGCGAGCATAAGCAGATTGTGATGTATACCATTCGTTTCAATTCGGCCGTAGGCGTTAAGCACAGGGTGGTTGATGACAACGGAGCGCATAACATTGTTAACATAGCAAACCTGCAGCGGAATCTATATTTGAAACTACAAACTGAATTAACGCAATAATGGCAAACAAACGCGAGACAAAAATGGACGGCCTTGCTGAAATACTTTCAGCACTAGAAAAAATGGGCGTTGATGTCAAGTCTGAAAAATTGCAGAACATGATAAAAAAAGAGTCTCAGTGCATTATTGATACGGCTAAAAGTTTAGCGCCTGCCGATACAGGCAACATGCGAAACTCAATCGGCTTTATTACAAAGATGGATAAAGATAACAGAGAGCGCGTTTTGATTGGTCTAAATGGCAATTATTACAACCATTATTTGGGCGTGATGTTTGAGTATGGAACTGTTGCTCGTATACAAGAAAGTACTGGAAGGTACACGGGGCAACTTGGAACACAACGCGCATTTATGCGGCCCGCAATGGATCAAAATAGAAATCGTGTAATCGAAGGTATTAAAAAAGGCGTTGATCAAATCATCGCCGATTTAGCAAAGAAAAATAATCTAATATACAAATAACCATGGCAATCTCTGGACCAGTAAACGGCACGCTGATAAGCATCTATAAAGATGTTAGCGGAACCTTGACCAAAATCGCAAACGCGACATCTCATTCAATCGACATTTCTAAAGATATGATCGACGTTACTAACAAAGACAGCGCAGGCGCAAAGGAGTTTATCGCCGGCGAATATGGCTACACTTTGAACGTTGAAGGTATTTTTGAAGAAGATGCATCTGTGAGCACAAGCGGTTTGTCTTTTAAAGATCTTTTGACCGATTTGTTAGCGGGTACTTCTGTTACAATTGTAATGACTACCAACAGCACAGGAGATCAAAAATTAACAGGCGGCGCTTTCTTCAGCAGCTTGTCTTTGAGCGCACCTAACAACGACAAAGCAACCTTCACAGGAACTTTGCAAGGTACAGGCGCTTTGACTATTGGCACCGTTTCATAATTTATTTGTTATCTTTGTGGCATGAGCCACATTACAATCGGGGGTGTTCAGCACCCCCTTTTATTTAACATGAACAGCCTGCGCAACGTTATGCAGTTGGCTGGAATGGAAAATTTCGCAGATCTAAACCTGCAAAAAGACCTTGCCAAATCTATGGACTTCGCACTAAGTTGCGCGTTCTATGGGATTCTGGAAGGCTACGAAGCCGACGGCAAAAAAACGCCATATCCCACCATCCAAAAGTTGGGTGCATCGGTTAAAAGATTTACAGAGTTGAGCCCTGCATTGGACGGATTTACGCAGGCCGTTAGTGATTTTTTTAGTACTGACGAGCCAGAGGGAAAGTAAAAGCCAAGGGCGACGGCGCACCGCTAACTTGGCGCAAGATTGAGCGCATCAGTTACGGCGAATTGAATCTAACTGAGCGAGAGTTTTGGAAATGCTCGCCACGTTTTTGGCGTTTGAAATTGGAGGGGATGCGTGAGGCGCAGCAACAGCAGTACAGAAACCAATGGGAAATAACTCGCTGGGCAGTTGCTACAGGCATGGCGCCACACTTAAAGAAACCCATTGAGCCGAAAAGGCTGTTAACATTTCCATGGGAAGAGCCCGAGTTTTTGTCCATTCACGAAGCCGTTAGGTTATATTCGCATGTCTTTGATAAGTTAACCCCAGACGCCAAGGCATGAGCGCACCCATAAAAATAGTATATAACATTTTAAGCAATGCGTCAGACCTTACGGCGTTGGTTTCCACTCGCTTAAATCCTTTGCGGATTCCGCAAGAGTCTGCATTTCCTGCAATTGCTTATAATTTAGTTAGCGTAATTGCAAGCCCTACCAACACAAGCCACTCACGCACAGACTTTGCTCGGGTGCAAGTTAGTAGTTTTGGCACCACGTTTGCCGATGCGATGGACACAGCCGCACAGGTTCGGGCCGCGTTTGAAGCTGCTACCTTCCCAGATACTTTTAATGGGGTTTACTGCCAGGCAATTGAGTTCGATGGCGAGGTGCATTTGGTTGAAGATGAGGCAGGATTTGCGGGAATTTATCACGTTGCTCAGGACTTTATAATTAATTACATTTATGCCGCGCCAGTGCCATCTGGTGCTAGTTATTTGTTGCTCGAAGATGGCGCATATTTATTGCAAGAAGATAGTTATAAAATAGAATTGTAAGCATGGCAAGGTCGTTAAATATAGTAATTGGCGCAAACATTGAAAAGCTCAGACAGGGCTTTAATGATGCGATATCAGTAATTAAAAAGGCGGGCGGTGAAATGTCTGCCGATGTGGCGAAGAGCGCAAAGAGCATTGAGGAGAAGCTAGCGGCAATTGCAACAAAGAACCCAACTATGGCAACTGTTAGGCAGTTGACAAATTTGGCAATGGAAGCGCGGGCATTGGGTCCAGAGTTTGCGGCTTCCGCGGATCAGTTTATAAAAGAAGCGGGTAGGATAAAGGACAGCATAGGCGATGCACGTGCAGAGGTTGGATATTTTGCAAGCGATACGCGAAAACTTGACGCAGTAATAGGAACTGTGCAAGGTGTTGCCGGGGCTTATTCTGTAGCAGAGGGCGCCATTGCTTTGATGGGCGTTGAAAGTGAAGATCTTCAAAAAACCATGGTTAAGCTGCAGGCAGTTATGGCAGTGGTTACAGGGTTACAAGAAATAGAAACTTTACTACAAGAAGAGAGCGCGGCGATGCAGGGGTTGCTTGCTTTGCGCACTTCTGCATTAACAGCAGCAAAAACGGCTTACGCTGCCGCAGTTGGCACGGCCACGGGAGTGCAAAGGGGCTTTAACTTAGTAATGGCTGCTGCGCCTTGGGCATTGGCCGCTACCGCTATAGCGTCAATAGCTTACGCCCTTAGTGCTTACGCGGAAAAAACTAAAAAGGCGGCTCAAGAGCAGAAGCTATTTAATGAGCTTAACGCTGAAACGCAAAAGAATTTTGAAGAGGAGGTAAAGAGTGTTAGTGGTTTATTGGCAGTTGTAAATAACCATAACGCCAGCATGCGAGAGCGTAAAAATGCGCTAGCAGAAATACAAAAAATTTACCCAGACTTTTTAGCAAACCAAAGCATTGACAAAGTAAACAGCGCAGAGTTAAAAACTGCGACTAGTAACTTGACTGCTGAAATTTTTAAGCAGGCAAAAGCAAAAGCCGCATTTGCAAAGTTGCAAGAGTTGAGTGCTAAAATGCTCGAGTACGAACTAGGCAAACAGCAGGCTCAGCTAAGCACACAGGCTGAATTAAATAGACTTTATGCTAGCGGGGCTTCTGCTTCACAAGTGCAAGGTTTTATAGACAGCCAAAAGAACATAGGCACAATAGCCGCAGCAAACGCCGCAAAAATCCAAACGCAAATAGACGCCATAGTTCAAATGGCTACTGCCCAAGGATTAAGCGTAACGCCTATTACTCAAAGCACAAATGCAATAAACCAACAAACGGTAGCAGTAGAAAAACTAACTGAAGCAAAATCTTTTGATAATAGCGCAATAAAACCCACTAGTCAATTTGGCGCAACTTCGCCAACTATTGAGGCTTTCGCTAAAGCTACTGGGCCATTGCCACAATACACAGCGGTAGTAAAAGCGGAAACTACAGAGCAGGCCCTAGTGATTTCAGATTATGAGAAAAACATGGCTACCGCCATGGAGGGCGTTAACCAAGCGTTTAACAGCATGACCGCCCAGGGCCTCGAAGATTTCGGGGTATTGTTGGGCGATATCATGACGGGGCAAATTGGAAGTTTTGAAACCTTTGGGCAAAAGTTGTTAAAGGCGGTTGCGGGTTTTATGAAATCATTTGGGCAGGCATTGATTGCAACGGCCACAGCGTCTAAGGCTTTTAAGGAGTTATTGATTTCAAACCCTGTGCTCGCAGCTGCTGCGGGTGTTGCCTTGGTTGCAGGTTCTGCGGTGATCAATAACATGCTAAACAAAGGCCCAGAAATGACAGCCTTTGCCGAGGGGGGAATTGTCAGCGGTCCTACATTGGGATTGGTTGGTGAATATCCAGGGGCGAGTAGTAACCCAGAGGTGATTGCGCCATTGGATAAATTGAAGGGGATGCTAAACACAAACGAGCAAAGCGGATTTGTTGCCAGCACCACAATACAGGGGCGAGATTTGGCGATAGTATTGGAACGATATAACAAAGACAGAAATAGGGGATAATGGCACGCATTTACTACGGCTCATTTAAGAGTATACAGGATATTGATTACAGGGTTGAGTTGTGGGATGCGCCAAGCGGTAGCACCACTTCAGGGACCGAGTTGAAACTTGCGGGCGAGGGCTTTGTAATTGATCGCGAAGGCGAAGGCACTGCAACCTATGAAGAATTTTTAAGGCCATCACGATGCTCAACGGAGTGGGTGATGCCAAACAATACTGTACTGGCTGACTTTATTTCGATAAGCACAGAGGCTGAAAACAATTGGGCCATGATTGTTTATCGTGAAGATGTGCCTATTTGGATTGGTAGAGTTATTGCCGATCAGATGACTCGCTTGCGTGAGGCCATCCAGGCAAAGCCACGCATTAAACTTGCGGCGGTCGATGGCTTGGAATTGTTAAAAGGATTTCGTGTTAGTGATCTATGGTTTACGGATGGCATAATTACGGGGTCCTATCTTTTCCGCAAGTGCTTAGAAGAAATTGAACTAAGCGAGTACTGGGTAGTTTTAGGGATTAACACAAATTACTTTTACGACGCCTCTTTGATGTATGCCAGTGCAGCCGCATTAAAAGGGATTCACTTGCTGAGTTTCAACCTTAACGCGTTTGTCAAAAACTTTGACCCCATGAAGGACGTGCGGGCCATCGATGTAGACGCGGGTTATTATGCCGACACCAACATGCTCACCTGCACAGAGGCAATGGAGCAGATTTGCGCAGCCTTGCAAGTTAGGTTTATTCATGAGATGGCAGGTTATTGGATGGTGCCAGTAAACGGTTATTTTAATACCACGCTTGCCTATCGCCGTTACTCTTATACGCTCGGCTACCAAGGCACCGGCACCTATACCCACAGGCAGACATTGGCAAGCCCACGCCCACAATGGGAAGCCAAGCCATCGCTTTACTATCAGCCCGCTGCAAAGTTGGTGAGAGTAGATACACAGCGCAGGCTAGTGGGAAGCGTATTTCGTACATACGCCAACATTTCGAGCACGTTATACACTGCTGAATTTACAGATATACCTACAGGAAGCACGCCAGATGATGCGCCTATTAAATTAAAAATAGTAGCAAAGTTTAATAGATCCTATCCGAGCGGAAAAGTAGAAAACAAATCAGGAATTAATTTTGTAATATGGGTAACTAATGGCACGACAGATTTGTATTTACAACCAGATGGATATTGGGCCAGTACTTACCAATCATATAGTGAAGAAATGGACACACGCGGGCAACGCACCACGTGGAATAGTTTTGCAATTGAAAGGCAATGCACTACGGCGCCCGCAGGATATACAACAATAAAAGCAACTGTAAACGTAAAAGGGATTGTAAAACAATATACTAAAAGCGGAGGATGGCAAGTTTTTGCGGTAATAGACAAACCTTTTTGGGCATCTGTGCAGGTTGCATTTGCCGATAGTTCAGCGTATCAAAACCCTGATTTTGTTTTTGATATTGAGGAGATATTCAGCCCAGGTACAACCTCGGCGCTAAACAGTACCGAAATTAATTTGGACATTGCCCATTACTCGAGTGATTCAAAATATGCAATCGGTAATATACTGGCTTACAATGGCACTACCAATGTAGTGGCCGATGATTGGTTTGGCGGTTGGGATTCTGTAACCCATGGCACACTTACTGAAATGATAGGCACGGCCGTAGGTGGTTGCTATAAAGATTTTTTGCAGGTGGTGCGTGGTAGTTGGGTAGACAGTGGAACATTAACGGCAATCAAAACTTTGTATTTTGACGGCGGCGCCTGGGTGTTGAATGGCTGTAGCTTCAAAGCAAAGTCTGAGTCATGGGATGGCGAGTGGCTTTATTTGGCCCCAACTTATTCAGGTCTTACATCAACGGGCGAAGGTTACAAAATTGACCCCAACAAAAACGATGACAAAGTAAATTACGCACTGGAAGCCGTGGCCGATATTAACGGTTCAATTAACTTTGTGCCTGAGCAGGTATTGGAGTTTTTGATTAATGACGCAGAAGGCGCACCAACAACTCAGCCAACTATTAACACACGCTGGGAGGTGATGCTCGAATATGTTGATAGTTCAGAGGTTGTAAGGTGGCACGTGCAGGAACACAACGCCTCTGTAGTTTACACAGCAGGCACCCACACAATTACAAACGGCTACGAGCTTATTATTTGCAATACTGCCGACGGCAACGTAACTGTAAACCTACCAAACGCAACGGAGAGCAAGGGCAAAAAATACTATTTCCTAAAGAAAGCAAGTGCCCACGTTGTTACAATCAGCGGCGGCTCTTATAATATAAACGGGGCGAGCGCAACAACAATAAATCAGTTGTATGGAAGCAAGACAATTATAAGCGACGGCGCCCAGTGGTATATTATTGCGAGCGTTTAATTTGTTAACGTTTCACCCCTATGCCTTTTGTAAATTTGGCGTATGGCTGTTGCTTTATATACTGGCGAAGATGTAACGATTGTTATAGATTTGGTAGATGATACTTTTTCTTTAATGGCCGATGTGATAGTAGGCGTAATTATTAACGATGTTCTAAAAGTAAGTTTTAAGAAATCCGCAGGCACTGTTATTGCAGTTAGCGGACAGACAAAACAATGCTCTGTGTTATTAACTCGCGCCGTAACTAAGAACTGGGAGGCGGGCATGCTATCCATGGAAGTTACCAAGGTTTTTACCGACGCCCAATATCCAAGCAATAAGCACGTGATCTATAAGGATAACATCGTACAATTTAGCAACGCACTTACAAAGAATTTATGAGCTCAGATATTATCGTACAGATACCAGGGGCCACAAATGTAACGGTCGACGATGCGCCAGCGTCTGCGATTGTTGTAACCTTTCCCGCCTCCACCGAGGTGGTAACATCTGTAATTGATAAGGGCGTTTTATACGGCATCCAAGGTGCCAGTGGTTTGCCGGGGGGTGTGTTGCAAGTTAACGGTCAAAGCGGAAACGTAACGCTAACAACTTCAGAAGTTCCCGAAACTGCTACCGCTCTTTATTATACAAATGAGCGAGTAGATGACAGAGTAAACCAATTGCTACAGGCGGGTGATAATATCACGCTGACCTATAACGATACCGCAAACACTTTGACAATCGCAGCGCAGGGCTCTGTTACTTCCGTGAATGGCGAGGTTGGTGTTGTGGTGTTGGATAAAAACGATATCGGCCTAGGCAATGTTGACAATACTGCCGACATTGATAAGCCAGTGAGCACCGCGCAAGCTGCAAGCATTGCAACCAAAGCAAGCACCACGGCCTTAACAAATCACACAACAAATTACAGCAACCCCCACCAAGTTACAAAGGATCAAATCAGTTTAGGTAACGTGCAGAATGTGGACCAAACGGCAGCGGGCAATATCACCAGTGGCACATTGGATGTGGCGCGGCTGCCTTTGTCTGTAACTTTGGCGGGAAACGTATTCAACGCAGCGGGTAAATTGGTGCAATTGGATGGCAATTTAAAACTGCCTGCTGTCGATGGATCTAACTTAACAAATTTACCTTCCGGCAATTCGGTGGGTGGTAATCTCTACTTATTCTATAACTACTAAAATGCCAGCAAATACATCACCCATATTCGCACTATCACCAGAACTTGCAATTGCAACGGTAACGACTGCGACCACCGACCGAACAGGTGCAACAATGACAAACACCGTCACACTTTTAACAGCTGCCACAAACGGCACGAAAATCACGCAGATAGGGGCGAAGGTTGCTGGAACAAATACGGCAACTTTGGTTTTGATTTTTGTGAGTGATTCAAGTGGGGCAAATTTTAAGTTGTTTGACGAAATTGCTTTGACTGGGGTTACGGCATCAACTACTACTACATCACAAAGAGCTGTAACTGCCTATTCGGATTTGCAATTAAAGGCGGGGCAAGTGGTAAAGGTTGGAACAACTGTGGCAACTGCTGCGGGTGTTAATATATTCGCAATTAAAGGAGATTATTAATATGCCTGACTTTGGTATAATGCGTGGGTTTGCTGACAAGTTGTTTGGCGATAAATTATACGCTGGACAATTGCCGACATTCTTGGGATTAATTGGTAGTGTATCAGTTTTAGTCTTTACATTTCAACAATGGCAATTAATAACCCCACAAACTTGGGATTCGATAACAACAGAAACTTGGAATTAATATGGGAACTTCATTAAACGGATTGACACCAGCCGCCACTTATTCGGGGCTAATAAAATTTGGAGATAATAGTGCTATTGGTGCATCGTTAAAATCATTATCCGATGGTAATGGGAATGATACCATTTTAAGCATTTCAACAACAGCATTACAAATTGGAGGGACTACTGGATTACATTGGGACGATACAAATAAAAGGTTGGGGATGAACACAATTACACCAACGGCTAAAATTGAAATCATAGGAGGGTCAACTTCAGGCACATTTTCATTAAAAATAAAAAAAACAGATGGCACACCTTTATTTCAAATTAGAGATGATGGAATAATTTTGATTGGGAATAGCGTTGGAAGCATTAACACAGTAAACGGGTCATCAGATTTGCCAACAATCTATGCCTATACAAGCATTTATACAGGAATTAATACAAAGAACGCATCTGCTCGGATGGAATGTGATTCAACTACACAAGGTTTTTTACCACCGAGAATGACCACAACCCAAAAGACAAACATTAGTACACCTGCTGCAGGATTGGTAGTTTACGATACAACATTGGGGAAACTTTGTGTTAGAACTGCATCGGCTTGGGAAACAATAACATCAGTTTAATTCTATAAATTTACAATATGAAAGCAATTCAAATCAATACTCCCGTTAATCTGACAAGCGGAATCGCGATTCCTTCGGGAAGTGTATGTGTAATCGCAGAAGGTTACGCAGATCTTAAAAGCCAAAAAGACGGAGTAATTCCCGCCCAAATCGCAACCTTTGTTTTTGCAAGTGTTGAAGCATTGGCACAAGGGAAAGCACCGATTCAAGGCATCCAAGATTTTAACACCACTTTCAGCGGGTTAGAGTTGAGAGTATCAGCTTACGAGACACAACCAGCGGAAGTTCTTTTGATTAATGCAGTTGAGTCAGCACTTGGGCAAATCTATCCATCACAAGTTGAAGTAGTTAATTTGTAAATAGTGAAAAACCTGAATGATACCACCGCAGCAATCGCCACCGCCATCACGGGTTCATCAGCGGTCATCACGTTCGCTCAAATTTATCAACCTTTGGTTACCTTTGGTGTGGGGATTCTTGGTATTATTTCGGGGATTTTGGCTGTTATCTATTGGACTAAAAAAATCAATCGCATCAAATGACCGTAAAAAAACCCTCAGCAAATCCGCTACCAATTAGCTTTGATCAGTTCCGCAAGAATCCAGTCGCTGGAGTTGCGTTTCTCGCTTTGGTTGGCGTGAGTTATTTGTACTATGACGTGAAGAGTTCGTACACCGAGCAACTCGAAAACTCAAACAAGAAAATTGAAGCGTTGGATTTGAAGATTGACCGTCTCGGATATGCCTTAAAGAAATCCGATTCCGCATTGGCTGCCGCCATTACCGAGATCCGCATAATGAACACAATGAAAAAACTATGAAGCACTTTACTTTGATTTTTGCAGCGTGTTTATTTGTTAGCATCGTTGCAGTACCTACAGAAAAAGCCAAGGCGGTGCCAGTGGATGAGGTCGAGGCGATGCTAGGCAAGATTACAAAAAATTTGCAAGCTGCATCTGTTGCAACTGCACAGGCGAAGGCAATGGGGGAGGCAATGGTTGAAAGCAAGGTAGCGGAAAAGGCTGAATTGAAGGAGGCTGTAGTTAAGGCGCAGGCCAAGGCGCAGGTGTTTGAATTGAAGGCGGAAAAGTATGCCACCACAATGCGGATCATGGGCGTTGATACTGCACTGGCTGAAATGGACACGCTAAGCCTCAACAATATGCTAAAACTTAACGGGTTGTAAAATGGCAAAGGCGAGCAAACCCGCCGCATCAAGTTGGCAACCAAAGCCCAAGCGTAAACTGCGCAGGCACACAAAGCACATCAATAAACACAAATCTAAAAAGCCCAGCGTTGGGCAGGGATAATATGAAAAAGATACTCGAAATTTTTAAGGGCGATAACGGCCAACTTTCAAGCAAGCGCTTTGTAGGAATCATCGGCGCATTTGTTCTGTTTGGAACGATGGCACACAACTCAATGAGCCCGCAGGAGATTGCACCCAGTGCGGAATTGGTGGCGGCTGTTGAATGGGTTACAATTTTAACCCTTGGCTTTACTTCTGTCGATAAGTTTAGCGGCAAAAAGGGTGAGCAAGAGTAACCTCACCATCCTGCTGTTGATCCTGCTAGTTTTTGGCGGGATGGCTTACGTGGAATTTGCGGTACCTAAACGCGAGCGAGTAGTGCACGGCCCTGCTATTAGGATTGTTGAAAAAGATTTAGATACTCTGTATCAAATCCGCCTGAAATACAAAGCCCTTCACGATACACAAATTGTAATTAATCAAAAATATGACACGCTCTATATTTCTATCGCTGGTGATACTTCTTGCGGCACCACATTGCGCCTTATCGCAATGCACAGACAGCTCGACAGTCTCGGCAAATAATTATTATCTGCTGAAGGGCGCAGAAGCCCGCGAGAATCTGGCGCTTTGTGTGGAATATCGTAAGATTGATGCGGAGGTGATTGCGCAACAGGATAAAATCCAGACTAAACTACTCGATGAGCTGCAGAAGCGTGATCAGAAATACCACCGACTCCGCCGCACAACTTATGCAATTGCAGCCGTCTTTTTATTAACTTTGATCTTATGAATATAGCAGTACTAAAGGCCACGATGGCCGCCAAAAAATATGCCTTCTTTGAGGATGGCGAGTACAACCTGAACATCATCGGGATCCGTAATAGTTCCACTGGCAACAAAGTAACCAACGCCTTTGATGACAAGCTTGTGGTTGCTTACAAAATACAAAACACTTGGGTAGTAAAAGAGTGGGCGGCCACAACTGATAACGGCGGCGGCACTGCTCGCTTGGTTGCAAATCAGTACAGAGGTAGCCACGCCATTGGATTGCACCAGGGAAAGTATGAGGCGCTCAAACAATGCGGCCCTGTAACTGTGTACCGGGATTACACCAAAGACGGAATTTATCAAACTGATAAGACCGAGACGGGCGTTTTTGGTATTAACATTCACAAGGCTGGAGTTGACAGTGCCCGGGTCGATGACTGGAGCCACGGCTGCCAAGTGTTCAAACGCGTTGCAGATTTTAAGGAGTTTATGGCACTCGCAAAAAAAGCGGCTACCATTCACGGCAACCGCTTCACATATACTTTGCTTGAGTCTAAAGATTTGGTTCAGCCGTTGGGTTAATTAGTTTAGCGTTGATCGCTGCAACCCCTGCGGGCTCTTCGTGTTGAATATCTACCACTTCCTCGACGCTGTGCATCCCCATCGTGATTTCGGGGGCATAGAGACGGCCAAAGAAAGCGGCGGCTCTGTAGC